ACCTGCGGCTGTGTCAAAAGACATAAGCCACTTTGTTCCGTACACAAGAGAGGGTGTGGCAGTGATAGTTCCTGAGTTGATGTCCGTTAAGGTAAACGAATTTGCATCAACTCTAGTGATTGCGTAGTTGCCGTTGGTAGCTGTCCCACCAGTTCCCGCCGCAAAATCAAACCCACGAACATCGCCTGTAACAAGGCCGTGCGCCGTTGAAGAAACAGTAACTGTTGTTCCTGATCTTCCATAGGTTGCTGTGGTTACAGGAGCCACTGTTGTGTCAAATAACGAAACGCTACCAGCGGTTGCGCTACCAGTGAAAGAAATCGCACGAACACGATTCCTGCCCATCACCATAAACCCACTTGCGTTTATGTGCGCTTGCTTTACGTCTGTCTGCATCATGGCTAATCCTTTAAAGAAAAAAAGGGGAGACTAGCTCCCCGTCAGATTAGTTTTGAGTAACAGTTGGATTGGCAGAACCATTTGAATCACGCACAGAATAAGTGATGATGATGGTTGCCGCACCAGTAGACAATGCAGTGCCAGCCAATGTGTAGCTAACGATGGCATCAGTTGTGCCTACATTGAGGAACAAGGCTGGTGTTGTTGCATTTGCAGTTAAGCTGATGCCACCAACAGAAGTGATTGTTCCTGTGGTTGTGAAGTCAACAGCACCAATACTTAGTTTGGCAGTTGTTGCCGCACTAAACACAACTGTGGTGACGATCTTGATGTCGGTAATTTGAGCGCCAGCGGGGAGAACAAAAGCAGTGCCAGTCAAAGTGCCGAACACAACATTTACAGATTGGCTAACTGTAGTAGCGCCCATGTTGCGAATTGTTCCAGCAGTTGAGCCAGTGGTGTTTTTAACAGTGCCCAACAGCCAAGGGCCTAGGTGAGTTGCGAATCCCATGATTATTCCTTTATGCAAAAGTCCCTACGTCATCATTGCATTGTCCGCTGGGGCGGTTGACGTAAGTAAAAGCCCAGATACCTAGTTTATACACCACATTTAAACGCTGTACAAGGTTTAAACGCAAAAAAAAGACTCCCGAAGGAGCCTTTCTTTCCAAGGGCAATTAAGCGCCTTGTGCGCCCCACATACCGAGGGGATCAGACCAACCGAAGCTATAACGCTCACGAGACTTGTAACGGACGTTACCAGTATCAAAGTCACCGTCCATGCTGTTAGACAAGGGGGTGCGAACGAAATGCTTCATGCCGTTGGGAACATCGGTGGTCAGGAACCAGCCGTTAGGATCGGTCAAGAAGTTGTTAACGGTGTAACCTTCAGAGACAGAACCATTGTTCTTCACAGCGTTGATGTCGTTGTCGGTTGTGCCAACACGCAGTTCGGTTTCAAGCAAACGAGTTGCAACGAACTGAAGCTGGGGAGGAACAATCAACTTCTTGGGCTTGGCGGCGATCAACAGATCACGTTCATCAGTCCACTGCTGGATTTGGATAATGGCGGCTTCCAAGGAAGTCTCATTCAAATCTGCGGCGGTTGATTGGGTGTTGCTGTTAGTTCCACCAGAAACCAAGGGGTGGGCTGTAGAGAACAAAGGCACACTATCACCACCGTAATAAGCGGCAGAGTTGGTGAAACCGTTGTTCCACACGGCGGCGGCTTTAACCTGCTTGGTGTAAGCCATTGCACGAGCTAAAGCCTTGGTGTAGCGAGCAGACAAGCTGTCGTACAAGTTATCTTCGATGGCCTCTTCGGTCAGCGAGAAACCCAAAGCAATGGTTTCGTGGTTGTAACGAGCTGTAAACGCCTCTTGAGCATTGTCATAAGCGATGGCTTGGCCTTCGTTCTTGACTGGTGCGGCAGAGAAGCCTGACAGCTTGGTTTCTTCTTCAAAAGAACGCTCTGATGTTTCAGTGTCATAAATTTCTTTATGTTGCTGACCATACGTTGCGTATTCCAAACCGAACAAAGCGTTCAATCCGGGGAGCAGTTCTTTGAGTAGTTGTGCACGAGAAATAGCCATTTAGATGCTCCTTTAAGCGGCGGTTACTACGTTCGTAGCAGACGTATAAGTGTGAACGCCAAAATTGAATTTGACGATCACCTCTGTAAACGAGCCAGAAGCGTTGACGGTTTCAGGAACCACATCAACAATGCGGAAAGGCAAAGTGGTGGTTGAACCAGTCGAGTTGTACACACCTTCTTTAGAGTCGCCAGAGGTAGTGCTACCAGCGGTCAAGAAAAAGGCCACGTTTTGACCAACAGCCGCACGAGTCAAGCCACTGACAGCAGTCGAAGTAGACAGCACAGCAACTTTGTACAGAGTGTTGGGATCGTCAGCAACAATACCAACGGCATCAGCGGCAACAGTACCACCGGGCCAATATTGAGTGAAAATCTTTTGGTTGGTTGATGGGTTTGTGTAAGAACAACCCATGAAAACGCCGACTGCATCAGTAGCGGAGGTCGTGCCCGTAGCGGCTCGGCTCAAAGTACCACCAGTGTTCAGACGGACAACATCACCTGCAAAGATAGATGTGCCAGAAGCTGAAGCAATAGGGATATTTCGAGTAGAACCAGCGAACACCTGACCGCCGATCAGATTGATCGGTTGAAACCCGTAAGGGCCTGAAACGGTAGGATATGCCATGAAAAAACTCCAAAAAGTTTAGAAACCTTTGCCAAAGGTTGTCGAAGACTTGCCTTCTCTGAAAAGGGGCATCCTCGCATCGCTTTGACGCATAAAACTGTTGTCTACAGCATCCGTCTGAGCTTGGGTTTGCCGATTGAAATACGCACGGCGCTGATCCAAAAACTCATGAGGAGCCTTGCAAAGTAACAGCCCACTGATCTCGATGTTGTCTTTGAATCGACTACTCGGATCAATTAACAGTTGAAATTTGGGCTGTTCCTCTGTTCGTACTGGTTCCCAGCCTTCACGCAACATTCTCGAAATATTGCGGGGATCGGCGGCTCCCAGTGTTGAGGTACGCACCCAGTGATATGAGTAACCCGGTTCTTTGTCAGGTTCGGGCAAAAGTTCCGCTGGAGCCCACTGCTTTGGGCGCTCATAGGTTGCTCTTGTATCAACATCACGGCTTAAACGGTTAATTTCAGTTTTTGTCATTTCAAATCTCCAAGTAATAAAACTTCTTTGGCGTACTGCTCATTGGTAATTCCAAGTTTTCTGGCGAGATCAACTTGGGAAGGCTTCAGCTTCATTTTTTTTGAAGCAGTGCTTCTTGAGGCAGGAGCTACGACAACGCTCGGTTTCGTTCGAGCAGGAGGTTTGGAATCGACTTCGATTTCCGTTTCATCGCCATCCTCGAATTTTTCGGGGAAGCGCTTACGCACTGTTGCGTCAATGCGTCTGTAATACTCATCGGTTGTGGCATAGCCAGCACCATGTTCGGAGACGAGTTTTTCGTGTATACCCATCGCCAAAGCTCGCATTTCAGAGTCTGAATCAATCCAAGAGTTACGCTCTCGCCATTTCTCAAACTTCTGATCACGGGGCGGCTGTTTAGGCCGTTGGGGCGTTTGTACCACAAATTCTTCATCCTGAACAGGCTGATTTTTAAAATTTTGTTCAGCCCTTTCAGCGTTCGCAATTGACATCTTTGCTTCGGTCATTGCTTCCTGAGCATCAATAATCTTGTCTGTGTCGCCTGACTCATACGCATCCCGATACTCACGTTTAGCCTTTTCAAGGGCGGCGTGGGCATTGGTCTTGATGGAGTTGATGGCAAAGCCTTCGGTGTTGTTTACACGCCCTTTGAGTGCTTTGTTTTCCTCAAAAAGCCTTTTGGCAACTGCTACAGCCTCTTCACGTTCTTTGTCGGCGGATTCTTTCGCCCTTCGTTCATCGTGATAGACCTTTTTAAAGGCGGCTATCTTTTGCTTGGCGGCGGCTGAATATTCATCCAACTCATCGTTGTCAAGCTCCTCTACAAACTTTGGATCGGATGGCGTTTTGCCACGATCTTGTTCAGGGGTGTCATCTTCGATTTCAATTTCAATCTCTTCCGAGGCATCCATTTCATCGGGAAACTTGTATTCTTCACCTTTGTATGTACTCATGTGCGCTCCTTATTTGCGTTTGATGCCACGGGGGTCTTCCACAATACCTTCAACGGAGTCATCGTTGATGATGCGAAATTCTTTGCCGTGGATGACAAGTTTGGTTCCAGCGTGGGGGCGAACAAGGATGAAGTCACCCTCTTTACACCAAGCACCGTTGGGAAACCGCTTTTCATCTTTGTAGCAATCAGAGCCAAGCTTGACCACAAACAGCACGGTGGTCAGTATCTCTTCGTTATGCACAGTGAGTTCGGCTTTGATGATGCCGCTCTCGTACTCTTTTTCCTGCTCTGGAATGGCGCAAAGAATGCGGTATCCAGTGGGATTTGGGAGTTGTTTTGCCTTTTCTTCGTGGGTAAAAGGCTCGACCTCTTTCAATGCGCTTTCTTCTGCCAGCCTCGTGCCGACACTTGAGAAGTCATTCATTAAATCTCTCCATTTTTTGCTTCTGGT